TCGCCAAAGGCGGCACTTCGTGTGAGCCGTCAGCGGCGATGATTTTCACGCCCTGCGCTCTCATTTTTTCAAGCCATGTCTCCCGCAGAATGAAGTCACGAGCAATGCGGTCTACGCAGCGAACGACAACCGTGTCCACCATGCCGGCCTCTATAGCCGCTTGCATTTCGATAAACGCTGGGCGGGCAAGTGTGTTTCCGTTGTACCCGTCATCATAATACTCGGCGCAAACAGCGCACCCTTGCCGTTTGGAAAAATCACGGAGCGCATCCAATTGGACTTTCACTGTTCCGGCATCAGCTTGGTTGGGGCTTGCTACGCGACAGTACAGCGCAACCTTGCAAGATTGCGGGTTTTTGTTTTGGTTATTCCTGTTTTCCATCTAAATCACCCTCCATTTTTTCGTTAGTTGCTAATGGATTACTGAAAACAAACCTAACCTCAATGCGCCTACCGTCATAAATAATCATGCGGTCAAGGAGCGACATCGCCTCGCCTGTTGCTTCGGTGGCGGTGAGTATGCGATGCAGAGCAGTTTCATTCACAACGCTAGGCTGGGTAGTATCAGCCATTTCGATTGTAGCAAGACGTTGGCTTAATTCGGCGATGCGGTTCTGCGTTGCTTCTAAATCCGCGCTGTTTGTATCCTTTGCCGTGACATATGATTCACGGTCAACCTTACCCTCGGCAAACGCCTCATAGAGTGCCATGCCACGTTGCTCCAGCAAGGCGATGTTGGCAGTTAGCCTTTTCAGTTCAGATGAAACAGAGTCCTTCTCTACAGAAACAGGGCTGTGTGCCTGCTGTTGACTTTGCCGTTGTTCCATCAAATCAAGAGCCTTCTGCGCTTCGAGCTTCACTGTAGCCAGTAGCACCTCATTCAAATCATTAACCCGTACCATGCCGCCATAACACCCAAGCCCTGTATTACGTTTCACGCTGAGGCAACGAAAGAAAGGGTTGCGGGCTTGGCTTAACGATAACTTCTGCCCGCAATGACCGCAGACTACTTTACCGACAAACGGAGAACGGGGTTGGGTGTTCCTCTCACCCGATTGACTGCCGCGTTTATTTTTGCGTCTGCGCTCGTTTACCATCTCGAACAACTCCGCAGAAATGATAGCAGGCAGGGCATCCGGCACTCTAATCCACTCAGCTTCGGGTAACTTAACCTCACGCTTTTTGCCGCCTGTTGCACTGCGGGATACCTTCTTGGTTTTGGCATATACCAAAATGCCTGTGTACCGCTCATCGCCAAGGATTCTGTAAATCATATGTCCATCCCAAAATGAGCGACCTGCCTTGGGGCGTAGAGCTAACGTAGAGCGACCATTGCGGCGGCGATGTTCCAACGGGGAGTCAATGCCTTCAGCATTAAGGGTGGCAACTATCTTCGTGTTTTGCATCCCCTCGCTTGCCATATCAAATATGCGGCGAATAACAATAGCGGCGGTTTCGTCAATAACAAGGCGGTTGTCTTTTTCCTTTGGACGGATAAAGCCATATGGCACTGTTCCAACAACATATTCACCTTTCTTAGCTTTGGAAACGTGGGCTTGTTTCACCTTAACGGATAGCTCCTTGCTGTAGATATCATGAACGATAGAGCTAAACGCTACCCCCATCGGAGCGGTCTGCCCTTTGTGGTCATTGGAATCGTACTGGTCGTTCACCGATATGAACCTTACGCCAAGAAAGGGGAATATCTGGTCAAGATACTCGCTGACTTCGGGGTAGTTGCGGCCCCATCGAGATAAATCCTTAACAACGATATTCTGAACAGCACCACGGCGAACCAAGTCCAGTAACGCCTTGACTTGTGGTCTTTCAAAGTTTGTGCCAGACCAACCATCATCTGCGAAAACGATAACATCACCAACAGAAAGGACAGGGTCTGCGGCTACATAAGCAGATAACAAGTCTTGCTGATTCACCACAGAGTTACTGGCATCTTGGTTGTCATCGTCCAAACTTATGCGTAGATACAGCGCGGTCACAGCCTTATGCACTGGCTTTTTTGAGTGGGTTATCGCTGTAACTGCTTGATTCATGCAGTGTGCGTGTGCTGTTGCCATGTTGAGCATCCTCCTCTCCTGTTATTGTAGTGTCGCTGACAGTTGTAGCATCTTCCGAAGTCCCCGCATTTACGATGCTTTCCAACAACCTCAACTCATCGCCAAATTTCCAAACCACCTCAACATGAGAGGGGCTGAAAATCAAGATTTTATCGACAATGGCTTCGAGCATCTCTCTTGTTAGCGTTTCGGGGTTTTGAAAATCCCTCGCCGCTTTCAACCAGTGATTGTTGGATGCAGATACATCAGCCACGACCGATGCCCTTTCGGAAAGGCTGTCGATGTTTTGACGAAGCACCTCGGCTCGGCCCTCGTACTTGGCTTTCATAGCCACATATTCCCGCTCGTTAAGGAGTTTATCAACATAATCCTCGTAGAGCTTACCGATGCGCTCGGTGATTGTTGTTAGCTCGTTGGATATGCGGGTAATTTCCCTGTCCAGCAGGGCGCGGGGGTTGACTTGGCTCTTTGTCCGTTTTTCGATGATGGCAGCAAGATTGGCAGCTTTGAGTAATTGCTCGGCAACCAAGGGAAACACTGCCTCTATCAGCACACTCTCCTGTATAGAACGAAGCTCTCTCGCAACCGCATCCTCCGATGATTTATGTTGCCGTGCTATCGGACAAGAGAAGTAATAGCGCACCCACGGCTCTTTATGGAGCATCTTCTTTTCGCTGTAGACCCTCGACATTTTGGAACCGCATACCCCGCAGATGGTGAAACTTTTGAATACGTTGGGTGTGCGTTCCTTGCGTATACCGCTTTCAGCATAGGCTTCATTTACAGCGGCATTTATGGCTTGAACCCTATCGAAAAGCTCACGGCTTATAATAGGTTCGTGAACATTTTCTGTTATAAGCCATTGGTCGCGGGGGATGTCTACCATTGCCATGTTCTCATACAGCTTCTGAACCTGTGTGCCTTGCTGCAACATCCCGATATAGGCAACATTGGAAAAGAGTGATTTGAGGGGCTGTGGCCGCCATATGGTTGACTTAAAGAAATCACTCTCAAGCCCGCCATGCTTACGCCGAACATATTCATTCGGTGTTGGTACCCCATCAGCATCCAACTGCTTGCATATAGCCATATAGCCCATGCCCGATGCCCGCCATTCAAAAATCTGTTGGACAATCGGTGCGGTTTCCGGGTCGGGTTCAAGTTTACCCTTTTGCCCTTTAACCTTCTGATACCCGAACGGTGCATAACCCCTTGTATATTCGCCACGTTCCCGCCGTGTTTGGACAGATGCGTGAATCTTGCGGGAGATGTCCTTGATGTGCTGGTCATGGACGAGGGCTTTTAATGCGATAATCAGCCCTTCGTTTGCGCTACCGGGGGCGTTACTATCGTATCCATCGTTCACCGACAGAAATCTCACGCCCATGAAGGGGAAAATCTTTTCCAAGAACTCGCAAGTCTCAATATAATTCCGAGAAAAGCGGCTCAAGTCCTTAACGGCGATGCAGTCTATACGTCCAGCCCGAATATCATCCATCAATCGTATCCAAGCGGGTCTGTCGAAGTCCTTGCCGCTGGAGCCGTTGTCGATGTAGGTGTCCACTAACGATAAATCGGAACGCTGTTTGACATAAGATGCGACCAATTCGATTTGGGTTTCAATGGTGTCGGCACCCTTACGACCGCTGTCCTCTACCGACAAGCGTGTGTAAACAGCACAGTTCCAAACCCGTGTCTTGGGAACAATGGTGGCGGCTTGCTGAATTGCTCCGCCTTTTCTGCTTGGTCGTGGCATTTACACCGCCTCCTTTGTGCTTTGTGTGCTTACTGCTCCGACTGCGCCAGTGCCAACGGTTGAAATATCATGCAACTGCCCCACAGCCCGAACGAAACTGATACACCGCTCGTAGTCATAACGATAGCGGAAAAGCAAATCCAGCTTATTACCGGGGTGAACCGTAACTGCATCCACCAATGAAACCACCATACGTCGGGATAGTTCGCCGAAGTTCTGGTATTCCTTAAATTGTTCAATCCAGCGGTTCTTCTCGCCACCGATGTTGATGATGTCGGCAATCTCGCGGTTTAGGCTGTTGATAGCTTGCTCTGCATCGGCGTGGAGTGCGTTGTAGCGGGTTTTCATTTGGCGGTACTCAGCTTGGTTGATAATGCCGCTTTCCATATTTTCATACAACGACATGACCAAAGCCTCGTAACGCTCCATTTCTGCACGCTTGGCGGCAATCTGACCGTCCAGCTTCTGAACCTCGTCTTGTTTTAACGGAAGCTCCTCAATAAATCGCAGAACTCGGTCAAGGTTCATGATGTTGTCAATGTGCGATTGCAGAGCCAGCTTTACGCATTCGGCGAGTAAATCTTCCTTGATGCGAGAACCCTTGCACTTACGACAGCAGACAAGATACACATAGGTCTTACCGTTGGAGTGCGAAGTTTTGCGAACCATGTTCTCGCCACACATACCGCACCGTGCCATACCGGAAAAAGGATAAACCGACTCCCCATCCTTGGGTGATATGCGAGTGTCCCGCTCAAGCAGGCGTTGTACAAGGTTGAAATCCCCGATGTTTATAATCGGTTCGTGCATACCGTCCACCCGCGCCCAATCAGCCGTAGGTTTCTGAAACTTCTTCTTGACCTTGTGGTTAGGTGTGGCAACCTTGCCTTGAACCAGCGTCCCTGTGTAAGTTTCATCTTTCAAGATGCGGAACACCGCCATTGCTGACCACTTGGCATTAGCAGAACCCGATATTGCGAAAGATGTTGAGAAGTTCAAGCCCTGCAGCTTCTTATACGCCATTGGTGATGGGATACCCAAGGTATTTAGCTTGTTAGCAACAGCATCCGCACTCAACCCGTCCAGCTTCCATTGGAAAATCATCTTCACAACATCGGCGGCAGGGTCATCCACCAACAAGCGATTGCGATTGTAACCAACCTCGCTGTCATCGCCGCGCTTATAACCGTACACAGCGAACGCTCCGACAAAGTCACCTTTTCTGCGTTTTGTTTCCAACTGACTGCGAATCTTGATTGAAATGTCACGGCAGTAGGCATCGCTGATAAGGTTCAGAAACGGAACAACGATATCATCACTACGTCCCTTCTTGTTAGCCGAATCAATTCCATCGTTCACACTAATAAAACGAACTCCGAGAAACGGAAAAACGTGTTCGATGTACTTGCCCGACTCGCCGAAATTTCTCCCAAATCGTGTTAAATCCTTGACCAACACGCAGTCAATCTTGCCAGCCCGAATTTCCTCCATCATTTCGATGAATGCAGGCCGCTGAAAATTTGCGCCCGACCAACCATCGTCAACCTTGGTGGCAACTATGGTAACGCCCGGTAACTTCTCGGCGTGGCCCAGCAAAAGGGCTCTTTGGTTTGTAATACTTTCGGACTCTTCTTTATCACCATCCTCTTTAGAAATGCGAAGATACAGGCAACCGCGCCATGTTTTGACTTCGCTGTTTTCTGTGTGATTGCTCGCAACGGCGGGGTTGTTGCTCGTGGGAGCGACCGTCGCCATAGCGAGGTCAGCCCCTGTGGAAATATGATTGTGTTTCATAATCGAAAACCTCCTGTGTCATAGCCCAAAGCCTGATAAACACAGGGGTTTTGCCTTAATCCCAAGTCCGATGTTAACTTAGGTTAGGGCTCGTTTACAAGTCTTTGTTTGGCTTTTGGGTGTATAATTTATCAATGAAAATCATCCTTATTTTGTTGGTTGTGGCTGCTGAAAAATATGGAGCAAATATACGGAACAAGGAAACACTCCAGCCAGCAACCTCCGCACAATTTCTGCGGTATGTACGGCATCCGCCTGTTGGCCGATGCACTATCATTTACAACGCTTACAAAGAAAGCAGATACCGCTCCAAGCAATCCTCCACGGTAGCCTCGGTATCAGCAAAGCTAACTTTTACCGCCGCCTTGCCAACCTTGAAGCAATATGGGTTCTTAATCTGCTCCAAAAAGTCCAGCACCCGCTCATCACGGGGCAAGGCTGTGTTAATCTGAACATCTTTTATATCAACCAGAAGCCCCACATCTACCGAACGAATATCTATATCTCGCATTTCTTGAAAGGTCATGGGTGGCACCGTCAGCATAGCAGATGGCATGGATGCCCTCGCAGATGTTATAATCGGCGCAGATGCCGTTATCGTCATGATTCTCGTCCCCCTTTTCTCTGGATACAAAAAGGCTGTCGCAAGACCACGGGTTAGTGGGAGTGGCAACAGCCTTCTTCAAAATTAAATGTATGAGCTTATAAAATTGTCCTATGACAAGTAATGTGGTAATTATTTTGTGAAATATGGTAAGCATTCCGGGGGCTTACTCCCCCTTAGAATTAGAGCCGTGCAGAGCCTCCAACTCCGCAACCCGCGCCTCGGCCATGTCCAGACGCGCCTGCAAATTCTTAATAATACTGTCCTTGTGGTAGACAGCGTTATGGTGAACATCTTTAAGCCGTGCAAGCTCCGTTTCAGCAATAGCCGCCCGTTTCCCTTCTTTTTTTAACCGACGTTCCAGTTCCTCCACTTTCTCCGCATCCGACATGGCGTGAAACTCGTTGTTGCGCTGGATGGCCTCAAGGTCGGCCTTACTTAACAGGCTGTTGATTTTTTCTTGGGATGGAGGTTTTGATGTGGATGTTGTGGATGACTTGGGCGGTGATGGTTTTGGTTTATCGCTGTTTTTAGCGGGTTTAGGCTCTGGTTTGACATCAGCATCAGCTTCGACGG